ATCTTTACTGTGATATCCATCGTCCTCCATTACCTCTAATTCTGATTTCCTGAACTCCAATGTGCCTTCGTCATAATCCTCAATCCACATTTCTGCGTCATCATCTTTAATAACAACTTTGCTTCCGTAATCTCTTACAATTACTCCTGTTATATCTTGGTCTATAACTTTTACTCTGTCATTAATTTTCATCTTCTTCCTCCATTTTTTCTGGAACTCTGATTGTTCGTCTCCCAAGTTCCTTTACAATATGTTTCTCTATCTCTTTCAGCTGCTCTACTGACATTTCGTCTAGAGAGTTTTTAGTTGCTTGTACTAATGTGTTTACGTGTTGTTCTTCCATAATGAACCTCTTTCTGTATGTTATATATAATAATATAGAGATTTATATAAGAATGTCAATGCCCAAGGTCAACTGATTACTATGAAAAGAAGGAGGAAAGTAAGTACGGTTCGGAAAGGAGACGAACCACTAACCAATGACCATGGACAAAGAATAAGATACCTTAAAGAAGAATATTTTCAAAATAAAAAAATATTTTTTAAAATATTTCAAATCTCACTCTTTCATTCTTCGACAAGCTATTATCAAAGTATATCAACAATAGTAGACAAATTATTCATTCTTTCAGTCATTCTTCGAAAGAATAACATATTCTTCTGAGGGGGGTCGCAGATCTATTTTGTATATATTTTTTATTTGATTTGGTAAAATTTCTTCTTTATAGAGGATTAATATGAAATTTAGAAGTCCAGGTGACCCCATAGTTTTAACAAAAGAACTTGCAGAAATGCGAGATGAATTAACACCAAAGCAGATAGCTTTTGCAGAGCACCTAGTAGCTCAAGAGAATAGAAAGACTGCAACAGAGTGTGCAATCTTAGCAGGATATGCAGAAAACTCTGCAAGAATAACTGCTTCAAAACTACAAAGTCCAAAAGAGTTTCCTAAAGTTCACGCCTACATTAGAGCGTTGCAGGAAGATCTCTGGAATAAATACAAGATATCCCCTGCTACACATATGCGTAGACTTCACGAGATAGGGCTTCGTGCAGAGAATCCTACAACTAATGATGTCAATGATTTTGAAATGAAACCAGACTTGAAAACTGCTTTGGCAGCAGAGATAAGTAGAGGTAAGGCAGCTGGATATTACGAGAAAAAAGAAAAACAATCTGGAAAAGGTATTGATAGTCTGTCCTTGGAAGAGGTAGATAACCTGTTGAAACAAATGCGCAAAGAAGTTATCATCGAACACAAGGATATGAGAATTGAACCCAAGACAGTACAAGGCAACGATAAGCCTAAACAAAGCGATAAACAAATTTCTTGAAGAGGGCTACTACGTATTTACTAACGTCTGCGAACAAGGCCCAATTGATATTGTTGTTGTCAATCCTGCAAACGGAAGAGCAAGATACTTTGATGTCAAGACATCGAGAGGAACTAGGATTGTAAATGGCAAAGCAGTCGGAGGTTCTGGCAACAAACTTAAACCACAACAAAAAGAACTTAGAGTCAGACTCGTTGTTGTCGAAGGAGACGAAGTTCGCATTATCGAAACGAGAGAAACAATCAGAAAGAGGCAGAGGAAAGAAAAAAAGTTCTACTACAAAGCGAGGAAAGGAATCGACTTTTTGGAAGAATGTTAGATCAATAACTCCTAATATTTTTTGGACAAGAATAGAAACATTTGGAACACCCGGTATACCTGATTTACTTGGAGTTTTTGTTGATGATAAATTAAAACGAAACATATCTTTTTGGTGTGAACTCAAGCTAACAAAAGGAAACAAACTAGATCTCTCGCCTTTTCAAATATCATGGAATTTAAAGCGTTATTCTCTTTGCCAAGACAATTTTATTATGGCAAAGGGGGTGGAAGAGAGGGCCATTTTCTTTTATCCAGGTGCGCTTGTGCGTGAGCTTGTGACCGATTACCGAGAGGTTGAACCCTTGTTCGTGGTCCATCAACCATGGACGCATGTGCTTGAGCCTGAGATCAGGCGTGTGCTTGTGCATGTTCCTTAATTAATTTTTTTTATTTTTATTTTTTTGAAACCCGAACCGGGGCAGCTGGTCCCCGGTCCGTAATAAATTATTACTTTTGATCCCGTTGCCTGAGCTTGTGCATGTGATCGTCCCATCTAGACTGATTGAAGTTGGGGGCGTATCTTCGAGCAAAGCCCTCAACTGCATTGGCTCCGTCCTGCTCTCCTTTAACAGAGAGATTGTAAACAATGTCGGCCAACTCTTTAAGATGTTTTTTTGTTATCATCTTACTTCCTCCATCATATCATCATCAAAATCATCTGTTAAATTTTCTAAAGCCTTAACTCTGATACCTGGTTTAAAGGTGTATTCAACGACTTTTCCGTCTTTGTCTAGCACCTCTTCCCCCTCTTCATCTACTTTGTAAAAAGTAATTTCGTTAATTAAGTAAGTCATCTTTTATCCTTCCTTGTGTGCGTTTCAGGTGAGGGGAAACGCACAAAAACCTAGAGTTCCTATTTAACGCTGTGGGACTCCGAACCATTAAAGCGATAAGTTAATTTAACTTATGGGATTTTATATAGCACGGCAGCTGCATCCAGTCAATAAAAAAAGGGTCATATTTTATTACCTGGTGAGCTTGTCACCAGGCTTTGATTCGTAATAAATTATTACTATTTAGCCCAGATCCGGGCAGCTGTGCTGCAGCTGCTTGAGCCTCTGCTTGTCCTTGTGCGTGTGGTCGTCTTGTAATTTTGCTTGTGCGTGTGGTTGATGTAAAATCTCTGCTTGTGCGTGTGCCCGTCTTGAAAAAATAAAATAAAATTTCTGGAGAAATCTAGAAGACAGTAATAATTTATTACTTTTAAAAGCTGTGTCTTTCTTTCCATTTTTGATCTGCGTATTCTAATACTTCTTTTTTAAATTCTTCTAAAAATCTACTATCATTTAAACAATTGGTTAAAACATTTATAGCCCCTTCATAATCCATATCTGTTTCTCTATCTAAATAATTTTGAACTTCTATTTGTTTAATTTCCATTTTTTTATCCTAACTTTTTTTAAATTAATTGTATTAAATATAGGATTTTTTATATATAATTCAAGTCAGAATATTCAGAAAGGAAAAAACAATTATGAATATTATAGAAATAAAAGAAAGATTACATATTGATAATGATTTGTGTTCAGATGAAATTATTGAATATGTAAAACAAAGATTAGACCGTAGAAATACGCCTAGTTATAAAAATAGTCTATTTAAAATAATTAATAGACTGATTTGGACTTCCCCTTTTTTAGATTTTCAAGATTACAGAATTTTTCATTGTCATCACTACAATGAAATTCTTATTGAGGAAAATCCAATTCAGTTCGGTGGCAACAGTTTAATTTGTCAAGAAGCTTACCAAGAAAATTATTTTACTTGTGATAATTGTAATGAAGTAGAACACCGTGATTATAGACAATGTGCAAATGATAGTGAGAATGAATACTGTGAAGGTTGTTATGATGATCTTACAGAATATTGTGATGACTGCGATTATAGTTATCATTCCAATCGTGGTTGCCAATGTAATGAAAGATCAAATCTTGATGAGTACAATACAAGAAATCCACTTCATTATTTAGGCAAAGAAAATTCCATACAATTTTATGGTGTTGAAATTGAGGTGCAGGTCTATCAAAACCAATCTAGAAATGAAGTCGTTGAAATGTTCAGAGATTGTTTTAATCAAGATCAAACAAATGTTATTTGTAAAAGAGATGGTAGTCTTGATCCTCAAAAAGGTTTTGAGATGTCATCTACTAACTGTTCATTTGATTATCATAAAAATCATTTTTGGAATGATTTCTTTGAATTAAAACCTGCTCAATATTGCAAGGCTTATGATGGATCAGATTGTGGTATTCACATTCATTTCAATCGTAATGCTTATACTGAAAACAATTTAAGATCGTTGAATTGTTTTTATAACAATCCAAAAAATAAAAGTTTGATTGTTGATATTGCAGGCAGAGAAGGAACTTCTTACTGTCGATTTATTCCTGAAGTAAATTTTGATGATCCAATTTTTACTAGGGGACAAGATGAGCATGGCAGGGAATATAAATATCGTGTTATTAATTATAACAATAAA